TTTTTTTTTTACATTTAAGAAACAATACATCATCAGTTTCTTCATTAAATTTATATAATGCACAAAAACATGATAAATAAAGATAAAAATCACTATGTCTTATTTTTTCACTATGTCTTTTTTGTTTATTAATTACTTCAATAAAATTTTTGTACATATCTATTTGTGTTTTAATATTAATTTTTTGTTTAAATCCATCTCTAACTATTTCTTCACCAAATTCTGTGAATATTAAATTCATATCATCTGTTGTTGTTTTATATTTTCCAACGATTTTATTATCATTGAATAAATACATATTATATTTTGTCATCTTTAATATATATATAAAATAGTTTTTAAATATAGTTGCGGAAAAATCCCAGGTAAAAGGTGGCAAAATATTTAATATGAAAAAACTTTTTCTAAATGAATATTTCCTTGGCATTAACCTGGGATTTTTCCGCAAATAAGTTTTTTGATTATAATTATTTTATTTAATATATTATAAATGAAAAATATTGCTGTTTTAATTCCAATAACTTCTAATAATAGAAAATGGGAAACTTTAAAGCAAACTGATTTTTATTGTTATTTTTTGAAAACTTTCTTTGCAACATATAATGCTGAACATTCTTATACTCTTTATTTGGGCATTGATAATAATGATAAATTATATAATAAAGAAAGTGTTCAGGAAGAAATAGATAGATTTATTAAGATTATGAAAAATGCTTCAGTTAAAATGATATTTTTTGATAATGAAAAATATAAAGGAAAACCTTGTTGGATTTGGAATGAATTATTTAAAGATGCTATTAAAGAAAATAATGATTATTATGTACAATGTGGAAGTGATATAAGTTTTATAGATAAAAATTGGGTTGAGTGTGCAATGAATAATCTTGATTGTAAAAATGGACTTGGTGTTGTTGGATTAGTTGATGAAGGAAGAAAAGAAATATATCCTCAAGATACATTATTAACTCAAACTATGGTTACAAAAAAACATTATGAAATTTTTGAATTTTATTTTCCATGGAATTTGCCTTCTTGGTCAAGTGATAATTGGATTGGTGATATTTATCATAAAGAAGAATTAAAATCAAGAATTCCTCATCGGTTATATAATCTTGGCGGTTCACCGAGATATAAAGTTCCTGATGATCATAAAGATAATTATAAAAAATCAATGAAAAAATATAAAGATCACATTAAAAATTTTATTTCTAAAAATGAATTATATTCTATTTATTAATTAAATGCCACAACCAACAAAAGATTCTCAAAAATCAAATCAAGAATTAATCTTGGAACTACTTAAAGAAGTTCAAGTTTTAAAACGGCATATAATTGATTTAAATTATAGAATGCCTGAACGGAAAATTAATATGTGGGGTAATGGTTATTGGGAAATGAATAAAATGAAAAAGGAAGATTGGGAAAAACTTCAATAATATTATCTAATATATAATAAATGGAATATCCTAAATTATCGATAATAACACCTATTTTTGAAAGAAATAAATTTAAAAGGTTAATTATAACTAACTTATTAAATCTTGATTATCCATTAGATAAAATTGAGTACATAATTGATGATGATGGTAAAGAAGAAAAGTTTATTAATAATCTTGAGGAACTAAATGAATTCAAAGAAGCAATTGCTCCAATACAATTCATTTATAAACATTATCAAAAAAAAAGAGAAATAGGAGAAAAAAGAAATAATTTAGTTAAATTGGCAACGAATAAATTAATTGCACAAATGGATAGTGATGATTTTATGTTGTCCAGTTGGTTAAAATATGGTGTTGAAGAAATGAAAAATAATAAATTACAATTGGTTGGAACAAATCAAATGATTTTTATTTTTCCAAATAATGATTGGAAAACAACAGCAATCCAATGTGGAGAAAAAAGAATGATACATGAAGCAGGAATGATTTTCACAAAAAAACATTGGAAAGCAATGGGTGGATTTAAGAAATCTTCTCAAGGTGAAGGAACAAATATGATTGACGGAATGAATCCAAAAACAATTGGTTTATTATATTGTAATAAAGTTATGATTTGTATTTGTCATGATAATAATACTATTGACAAAGCAAGATTCCTTGATCTTAAAGATTTAAATGCACATACACAATTAACAAATTATGATAAAGATTTAATATTATCATCTATATCCTCGTGCTGATTAACTTCATCTTTAATTTCTTCTTTTGCTTCTTTATTTATTTCACTCATATTATTTTTATTAAATAATAAATCTTGTTTATTAGCAATAACTTCTTCAAAAGATCTTAATGCTAAACCTTCATAAACTTTAAGATATAAAAAATCATAAGGTTTTCTTGTGGCATATTCATATATGGCATAAAAGTTTTTTTCACCTCCATAAATTCCTGACCATTCTTCAGCACAACCTTGGAGTTGTTTATTATTTGTTTGTTTAAAAATAATTACATCTGTGGCATTATTACGAATTATAGTATCAACTGATTTTAAATTTTGTGTAAATATCCCCAATAATCCTATATTTAGGTGTCTATATCTTGTACATAAAAATGAGATTTCACTATTTCTCTTCATATTTTTAGATAGTATATCATCAAGAAAAAGTGCTGTGAATTGCATATCATCTCGTTCTCCATCTTTTTTTTGATTTGAAATAAAATCACTTATCATTCCATCACTATAATGATCACAAACATTACATGCTTGTTTTATGAATCTTGCTGATGGATCATTGTTGATTGTGTTGCTCATAACTGTTATATTATCAAAATAATTTTGAGCATCATAAAATCCTTCTGCTTGTGATCTAAAAATTAAATTATTTAATAAAGTTGTTTTTCCTGCACGGACTGAACCGATTCCCAAAAGTAGTGAAGGACATTGCGGAATATTAGGGTGAACAGGTTTTATTCTTGGATTTGGCACATCTGCTTGAACTGGCATAATGCTCGGCATTCTATTTTAATTTAATAATATATTTAAATTTTAATATTTTTTTATTAAAATTATATTGTTAATAGAATTTTTATCTAATTTATAGAATAATAACAGAAATGGAAATGCCGAAAATAATTGCCCAAGTCACCGAAACTATTGAAGAAATTGAAGAAGAACAACCATTGGAAATAGTTCAAGAAAAAAAATATATTGTTCCTGAACAAGTTTTTTCACAAGTACAACAACCAGCACCAATCGTGAAAAAAGTAAGAAAGAAAAGAACCATGACTCCTGAAATGCTTGAGAAATTAGCAGTTGCAAGAGCAAAAGCAAATGAAAAAAGGAAAGCAAATAAAGAGGCACGATTAAAAGGTGAAATGAAAACTCCAACTCAAGTTAAACAAGAACAACAGGAGATTCAAGAAGAAAAGAAAAGACCAGTTGTTAATAATGTAACCAATGAATATAAAACAATTAATAATAATATTACTCAAGAAGATATTCAAAAGATTGCTTTAGAAACATCGGCAAAAGCAACTGCTGAAGCATTATTTCAATATGAAAAAATACGAAAAGAAAGAAAAGAAGAAAAAAAAATTAAAAAGGAACAAGAAGCAAAACTCCTTGAAAGACAAAAAACAATCCACAGATCCATCATTGGTGGTTATTCAGGTGATTATAAAAAACCGAGAAAATCAATTTATGGTTAAATTAATTTCTATTAATATATTCTTTTAATTTTTGTTTTAATTTTCTTTTATACTATTAAATAATAGAATGGAGCAAATAACTTTAATAGATTGTAATCATTTACAAAGTGCAGATTATCGTGGTGGGAATGTTAATAATTCTAATGCTCATTATACTTGTAAGTTGGGATCAGGTATTAAAGTTAAACAAGGAGATAAAATATCAATACACCAAACATTTATAAGTGAAGTTGGAAGTGATGACAATTCAATCCAAATAACAGATAAATTTATTAAAAAAAGAAATTTTACATTTACAAAACAAACACCAAGTGATCTTGTTGATTTTCCTGATAATGATTTTATGTACGGATATAAAAAAATAACTGCTTCAAATGTGACTGAAGAAATTTCTATTTTTGAAAATAATGCTCCAATACTTTATAATTATTATATTACAAATCATGGTGAATGTGGTTATTCTTTGCCACGGAGATTTGTTAATGCTTCTTATAATGGTTCTTGGAATGCTTCAAGAGATACATTGGCAAATGGTAAAATTTATGGAAATTCTGCATTAGTTACATCAGTTGGTAATGAATTTAATTATGATTATGTTTCAATGTTTTATTGTGATGATGATATGTTTTGGTTTCAGGTCAGCAAAAGCAATTCTTCAACAGAAAATTTTTTAAAACCAATAATTAATAATTCAAGATTTACAATATTCACACAAACAAAAACAAAATATGGTGTTGTCGTTGATGGTTCTAATATTGTGAATGGTTCACTCACAAGTCCTGCTGGTTTGGAATATATAGAATTTATCGATAAATTAGACATGAAAGTTTCTTCAGGTTTTAGATCAGCAGAAAGCATTGGAGATACAATAACATCTCAACTTCGTGCACAAAATCAACCAAAAATAAATAAATTACATAGCAATGTGAATTGGAATCCTTCTAGTGTTTCATTGGAAACATATAGACCTCTAAATGTTGAAATAACAAGTCCAACTTATAAAACCTTTTTTGCTGGAAGTTTTTTAACAAATAATTCATCAACTTGGAATTCTTGGGACAATGCTTCTCAAGATAATAAAGAAGCATTACAATATTTATCTTCATATCAATACATTGGAATTAAAAGACCAGTATTATTTCAAAGAGGAAGAGATTTTGCTAATTTTTATAAAAAAATATTAAATGATAGAATAGGAGATCCAAATTATGCTCCTAATGTTTTGTATGGTGCTTTTCAGTTGGAATATAATTTAACTGCAAATAAATTCACAAGAGATTCTTCACCAACATCTGAAAGATGGCAAACAATAGTAACTGATATTTTATGGAGTAATAAAGAAGCAATGAAATTATTGGCACAAATATTTGATGAACAAGCAAATCACCCTGAATTATTTTTAAATAAATATAATCAATATTTCAATTTTACAACAATTAATAATTCAAGATTTTTACATATGAATGTTTTAGAAAATTCAGCAAGAAATGCTTCACATGGAACTTATAAAACTCAACTTGGCACAGATTATATGAAAAGTGATTTAAATGGTCAACCTTATTATAATTCTGTTCCTATATTTTTTGATTTTAATCCTGAATATCAAGGAAAAGAAACTCAAGGAAGTTCATGGGAATCAGGTTATTCATATGGAGTTTTTAAAAGATATGATGCTGATAATGGTTTATCATTTGTTTCTTTTACAACAAGTAAATTGGGTTTTTTAGATGATGATACATTAGATAATAATTTTACAACTATTCCTAATTTAATGTTTTTATTAAATGCAGGGACTGGTACTGGAAATACTATTTTTCAAAGAACACTTATGGGTTGGGATTGTCATTTTACTTCTTATGGAAATGTTTGTCAAGGATTAACTTCAGGTTGGACAAGACAAGGTGGAAGTGCTACTTATGAAGGAATAAATGTTCAATTGCCAACTGGATATGGAAATGAAGAATTACAATCATTTAAATATCAACAACAAATATATCTTGGAGCAAACGAACCATTAATGGAATATAATAATACATCTAATCGTTTTGAGTTGTCAAATTTACATACTGCCGAAAGAGTTCAAAATAGATTTAATGCTGGATCAACAGCAGGAACAGCAGAGGTTGAAGCATTTGAAACTGCTGGTGATAAAGTTTATAAAATAAATAAAAGATTATATAATAATTCTTGGAATCCTGATGTTATTCCATATCCAGCAAATAGAAGAACAATGACAGTATCAGGTGAATCTTATGATAATGATTTCTTAAATCCTAATCTTGCTCCTTGGACTATTTTTGACCAATATTCAGGAATTGTTATAAAAGATTTTGGTTTTGATCAAGAAACATGGACAAAAGGAATGTGGTATTCTCTTGGATATAATTATGAAAATTTTAATTCACCAGCAAATGCTTCAAATGATATAACAACAAGAGTTGGCAATGAAAATAAAGATAATTTGCCTTATGCTTTCACAAATGCTGAAGTTGGACAAACATCAACAATGGATTTTAATACGAATATTTTTGGAGCAGGAATGTACAACTTACAATTGCCGTCAACACAATCATGGAATGAATTAAATTCAGCACCTAATTATTCAGTTTATTTCCGTGATGGTTTGTTGTTTGAACAATTCCCAGCAATAACTGAAAGTGCAACATCAATTAAATTATCAGCACCAAGAATGCCAAGAAAATTAGAAAGTCCTTATTTCTGTGTTAGATCAAATGTTCTAGATGATAGTTTATTTGTTGGTGGTTTTGATTCAGGACAACTATATCCTATTATTGCAACAATTCCAAAATCAAATGATTATGGTGACTTTTTTGTATCTTTAGATTCATCAATAGAATTTACATTTACTCAAGAAAAAACAATTACAGAAATAACAACATCAATTCATAATCCTGATATGACTTTGGCACAAGTAAATGATAGTTCTGCTGTTATTTATAAATTAACTAGATTCCTTCCTGAAAATAGATTTAATGTTGTTCAACAAATAATGGAAGAAGATAAAAAATAAATTGCGGAAAAATCCCAGGTAAAACCTTCCAAAATATTTAATATGAAAAACTTTTTTCTAAATGAATATTTCCACGGCATTAACCTGTGATTTTTCCGCAAATATAAGTAATATAATAATCTTTATCATAATAAATATTTTTAGGTAAATGTTTTAAATAAATATAATAATAAGTTTTTTTGCAAACTATTCTAAACATTCTTTTCAAAGTTAAATATAATAAATTAATATATAATTTAATATAAATTATTGAGATAATCTTTTTTGAGATAATTCTACATAATTTTTATTAATTTCATATCCAATACAATTTCTATTTAATTGCTTACATACAGAGGCAGTTGTGCCTGAACCCATATAACAATCCAATATAATATCACCCTCATCTGTAAATGTTTCCAATAAATGTTTAACAATTGATTCAGGCATAACTGCACTATGTCCTTTATATGATGAAACACTTTCGTGTATAACATTTAATTTATGTTTTTTATTTTTATAAATTATATGTGGTGAATTACTTAAAACAAATATATATTCATAAGAATTAGTTAATCTATTTCTTAATGGTATAGGATTTTTTTTAAACCAAATAATATTATCCACAAGAAAATATCCACATTTTTCTTTTAATCTATTTATTATATCAAATGGTCTTGAAACACCAGTTTCTCCATATGAAAAACCTAAATTAATACATACAACTGCTTTATCTTTTAATTTAGGTTTGATATTCTCCATTATATCTATAATATTATATAATGGTTCAGGAAAATCACTTGAATAATGAGAACCATCTCCTCTTTGATATTTTCTTGCAGTATTAAAATAAGGTGGAGATGTAATAACACAATCAATGGATTTATCAGGTTCTAATTTAATTAAATCAATATTATTTCCACAATGTAATTTAATCATTTGTTTATATTTAGATAAAAAAAAAAATATATAACTAATATAAATGGATCTTCAAGAAAGAGTTGATAATTATCATAAATGTTTTCCAAAATATTCTAAATTATTAATTAATAATAATTGTATAGAAGGAATATGGGTCATGGGAAATAATTACACAACTAAAACAGATTTATACGGAGCATATCCTTATGGATATTTAAAAAGAATATATAGTTTATTTAATTTCAAACCAAATAAAACTTTACATTTATTTTCAGGTTCACTTCCTGAAAGTCCTGATTATGATAAAGTTGATTATAATACTGGAATAGATGCTCATAATATGAGTGATATTTTGCCACATAATTTTTATGAATTAATTATGGCAGATCCTCCTTATTAAATTGAGGATTGTGATCATTATGGTTGTTGTATGGTGAAAAGAAATATTGTTTTTAAAGAATGTTTTAAAATAATTAAAAAAGATGGATTTTTAATTTGGTTGGATCAAGTTTTGCCAAATTATAAAAAAATAGAATGGGATATTGTTGCAAGAATTGGAATGGTAAAATCCACGAATCATAGATTTAGAGTTATTACTGTTTTCAAAAAAAAATAATATTAATATATAAATGCCTGAAAAAGTTAAAGTAAAATATCAAGGGAAAGAATATAATATTAATAAATCTTATCTTGAAGGGTTAAGAGGATATGAAAGAAGAAAACAAATAAAAAGTATTATTGAAGGAAAAGAAAGACCAAAAGTTAAAGGTTTTAAATCCCAAAGAAGTTCTTGGGCAAAAAAGTTTGAAGATAAATATGGTACAAAAATCAGTGATAAAGAATTCATTAATAAAAATATTATTAGTGAAACTGGAAGAGAAATGATAATTAAAAAAGGAAAAGGAGCATATTATTCGGCAGGATCTAGACCAAACCAAAATGCTTTTAGTTGGGGTCTTGCTAGATTGGCAAGTGTAATCATGGGTGGCAATGCAAGAAAAGTTGATCAAAAAATATGGGATCAATATAAAATAAAAAAATAAATTAACAATTATGTTTTTTTTTAGTTTCTTTTAAATGTGCTCTTTCATAATTTTTTTGATATTTTTTTGAGTTTTCTATAATTGTATTTATTTTTTGAAATTCATTTTCATAAACACTTTTATATTCTTTCCATGGTTCTTGGTCAATTTTATGATTTGTGATTCTAAAAAAATCAAGAATTTCTTCCAAATATTTTTCAAGATTACTTGCTGTAAATTTATGCCAATCACTCATATCAAGATTAAATTCAATTAAATTTCCATCATAATTTTTTTTAGATGGTTTCATATTAAAACCATTATGATTTATTGGACAAGATTTTTGTTGTATTGTTTCATCAGTAATGATGAGAGAATCCATCAAACCCCAATCAGTATTACGAGAGTTATATTTAATTTCTGTCATTTTGTTTTCTTCACTATATTATCATTTAATTAAATAATTTTAAGTATTAATTAACGAAATTATTAAAAAAAAAATATATTATATTATAAATGATTTTTGAATATTTAGAAAAAATGAATATGGAATTTTATTATATTATGAAATCAGTGTGGGAATTTGTAAATTCTTAATATCTTCAATATCTTCATAACCAATTTTTGAAGGCATATTTTTATTTGTCATTTCATAAACCGAACTCATCTTAAATATCCATTTGGATTCTTGTTTTTCTAATTCTTTTTTATTTTCACATGGAAAATCTTGCAATAAAAATATATCAAAATCACCTTCACATAATATCTCAAATGAACCTCTATAGTTTCTCGGTTTTAATTCATCAATTCCGTAAAAACCTTTAAAATCTGTTTTATGTTTTGTCAATCTAACAGATAAAGGTTGGATAGTATGTCCAACATAACATTTTTCACAACCTTTTGCTTTAATACAATAAATTTTTCCTGTACTATAATTATATTTTGTCATTTATATATATTTAGAAAAAAAAAATAAAAAAAAACCGAGGTTAATCAAATTTAACAATACATTTTTTAAAAGTGAAACTTATTTTTGGAGTTGAATCTTTTTTTAATTGTTCTTTATGTTGAAGTTTTTCATTTATATCATTCGATATTATACATTTTAAATTTAAAGAATATTGTTTATTAACAAATTTAATTGCTCTCCTTACAGAACTAATATCACCAAACTGTGCAATATATTCACATTCATTTAATAAATCTTTTTTATCTTCATAACAACTTGATGAAAAATTATAACCATTTTTATGTAAAGAAATAATCTGTTGTGCTTTAATAATAATTTCATTTTTTTCTTTTATTGTTAATTTTTTGTTTTTGTTTTCATTTTCTAAAAACGAATATTTATCATAATTATTATTATTTATATATGATATTAATTCTTTCACAATTTCATATCTTGTTAATTTAATATCAATATTTGGTATTTTATTTTTTTCAATAATATTAACAATATCTTTTTTTGTGAAAGTTTCGTGAATTCTCATTTTAATTATACATAGAAAATAAATATAATATTAATACAAATGGCAGATGAAAAACCCCTTTACAAACCTTTTAAATCAAAAGCAAAAAACAAGAAATATTCTGTGTATGTTATGAAGAATGGAAGCAAAAGATTAATACATTTTGGTGATAATCGGTATGGACAATTTAAGGATAAACTTGGATCATATAAATCATTAGATCATGGAGATCCAAAAAGAAAAAAAGCATATTATGATAGGCACGGACAAACTAATGATAAAAATTCAGCAAAATATTGGTCACATAAAATTTTATGGTGATTTTTTTTAAAAATAAAATTAATTATATTATTAATATAAAATGTCAGGAATTCAAGCAGAAGTTCAAAGAGGTATTGATGCCAACAAAAATATTATTGCTTTAAATAGAAATATCCGTGAAATGAATAAAGAAAAAAGAGATAAAAAACAACAAGATATTCAAAATGCTAAAATACAAATGGCAGATTTAGGTACAGGACAAAAAGAAATAACAACAGCAAGTGAAACGGCACTTGGTGTTGTAGGTGGGAAAGCAAGACCTTTTATTGCAGTTGGTAAAGCAATTAAATCAACTCCTAAATTTGCCAGTGAAGTTGCTAGTGCCACAGATAAATATATTATTGGAGGTGTAAATAGTTTAACTGATAATGCTATGGGTGGTGTAGCAAAAGCACTTGGAAATTATGGAGAAGGAGCAGGACAATTTAGAGTAACAACTCCATCTGTTTTTAAGAGTGATGCTCAATTAATAAAAACAGGTGGTGGTAGTGATTTAACAACAGCATTAAGAGTTGCCTCAAAAGGAACTGGAACAAGCAGTTTTGCTGATGCTGGAGAATTTCTTGCTAAAAATGTAACTAAAGGAGCAAACATTGCTGAAAAAGCAAAATCACTTGGTAAACTTGGAATTGCTGGAACTGCTTTATCTGTTGGAACTGGAATTTATGATGCTGTTGAAGATATAGAAGAGAAAAAAATAGATGGAAGTAATACAGCAGAAAAAGTTGCTAATGTTTCACAAATTGCTTCAGGTGGTTTGGAAGCAGTTGGAACTGCTCTTGATCTTACAGGTGTATTTGCCCCAGTTGGTGTTGCTTTTAATATTGCTGGAGGAATTGCTGGAGCAGTTGGAGGAATTGCTGATTTAGTTGGTGAAGCAGAAGAAAGTGCATCTGCTAAAAAAGTTGTACAATCTAAACAAGCAGAAGCAACTCCTCAACAGAAAATAATAGCAACAAATGTTGAAGGTGAAACTGGTGCGGAAGTTAAACAAGCAAAATAAAAATATATTGTTAATATAAATGAGTGAAATTTTTGTTGTTGGAAATGGAAAATCGTTAAAAGATTTTGATTTTAATTTTCTTAAAGATAAAGAATGGATTGGATTATGTGTAGCATTTAGACATTGGGACGAACTTGGATTTTATCCAACACATTATGTTTGTGTTGATTCAGTTGTTTGCAAACATCATGTTGAGAAAATTAAAGAAATGATTATCAATAAAAAATGTAAATCATTTTTATTATGTGCCAGTATTATTGAACATTTCCCAACTATTAGAGATTATACTAATGTTTATTTTATTCAACAATTTAAACAACAACCCAAAAATGTATTTAGAAATTTAATTGATTATTGTTCAGGAACATCTGCAGTTTGTTTTGCTTATGTAATGGGAAAAAAGAAAATAAATATGTTAGGAATGGATTGTGATTATGTTGAATTTTTGCCTGAATGTGTTAAACAAAAAAACGGAACATTAAAGATAATTAAAACACCAAAAGAAAATCCAAATTATTATTTTAATTCATATCAAAGGAAAGGTGATATTTATAATCCACCAAATACAGAAAGAGTTCATAAACAATCCTGGTTTGATTTAAGAAATATATTTATATTATTTAATATTTTAAGACAACAAGATATTATTTTAATGAATTATAATTTTAAAGATACATTAGAAGATTTATTTGAAACTTTTTTGTGTGATAAATTGATTGCGGAAAAGTCCCAGGTAAATGCCTCGTAAATATTCATTTAGAAAAACTATTTTCATATTAAATATTTTAACAACTTTTGGTTGGGATTTTTCCGCAAATTAAAATATATATTATAAATAAATGAATATTCAAAAAAATACATTATCTTTTTCCTGTTCTAAAAAAATGATATGGTTAAGAACTCCAAAAGATATTTGGGAAGATTTATCAAAAGAATTTAAATTTACTTGTGATATGTGTGCAAGTGATGATAATCATTTAGTTGATAAATATTATACAATTGAAAATTCTGCTCTAGATAAAGATTGGAATAATGAAATTGGTTATATTCACCCTTTGTTTGATGGAAAAATAGGAAAATTTGTAGAGAAAGCATATAATTCATCAGGAACTTTTGTTTTTCTTCTTCCAGCAAGTACTCATACAAAATATTTTCACGATTTTTTTTATTATAATCCTAATGTAGAGATAAGATTTTTAAGAAAAGGAAAAAAAGGTTTTAAGTTTGGAAGAGATGATGGAATTGAAGATGACCCAAATGCAATTGGTTATATTAAACCTTTAATGATATGTATAATGAGAAATTAAAAAATATAAATTAAAATATATTGTTAATATAAATGAATAATATTCCTATTTACATTATTAATTTAGAAAAAAGAAAAGACAGAAAAGAAGAAATAATTAAAGAATTAAATAAATATAACATTGATAATTATGAATTTATTAAAGCAATAGAATTTCCTGATGGTTATATTGGTTGTGCTTTATCTCATATTATTGCTTTAGATTTAGCAATTAAAAATAAATATGATAAAGTTATAATTTTAGAAGATGATTTTATATTTTTAAAAAATCCAAACGAATTAAATATCGAAATAGATTTTGATGTTTTTTTACTTGGTGGAACAATTTACGAAAAAGAAAATATTCCTGATATTAATTTTTTAAGAATAAAAAGAGCATCAAGAACAGAAGGTTACATTATAAAAAAACATTATTATAAAACTTTAAAAAATTGTTTTATTGATTCTGTAAGAAATTTATTAATTAAACATACACATGAATATAAATTGGATATTTTATGGAAACATTTACAAGTTAAAGATAAATTTTATATAAATTCATCAGGATTAATTGGAGGTCAAAGAGAAGGTTATAGTGATATTCAAAAGCAAAATATGAAAAGACCAAATTAAAATTTAATTATTTTTATTATTATTTTTTTTTGTTTTTTTTTATATTTAATTAATATAAAAAATGGTAGATGTTGCAACACAAGATTATTGGGAATCCATGAACAAAGAAAAAGTTCTTCAACGATCCGTAAAAATTCCATCTCGTAATGGAACAAATTTTGTTGCTGGTCAAGAAATTATTATTCATATTGATCCATCTTTAAAATATTTTGATCCAAGTGAAACTTATCTTGAGGGCAATGTTAAAATAAATATGCCAACACTTCTTCAAACAAATCCACTGGCACAATCAGGAGCAACTCCAACTCGTCTTCAGTTAGATGCTGAAACTGGTGTTCAGTGTTTATGTCGTACAATTAGAATCAGTGACCGAAACGGCGTAGAATTAGAATCTATTGAGAATTACAACACTATGGTGGCATTAAAATATGATTATCAAACTTATAACAGTTTAAGAGGCAAACGAGCATTAACTGAATGTTCCTCTTTCCATAACACTGAAAATCGTTCAACTCGTCAGGGAACAAAATCAGTTGCCAATAATATTAATTATAATCCATTTAGTGATCTAGAAAGCACAGATCCAATGAATGCTTCTTTCACGAATGATGATAATATGATTGATGCTAAATTTGCTATTCCATTACACACAGGAATTTTCGGCAGTGATTCTAAAGTATTCCCAAATGCTATGCTTGGGGGAATTCAAATTTCAATTTTGCTTGAAGATAATAACCGAGTATTTCGTCAATTAGATTCTGCAATGAGATACAGACGATTGCTATGTAATCCTGAATTTCACGGAACATCAGCAGGTGGTGCTAGTGTAAATTTAAATGGTTCATTTAATACTATATTTTTAAGCACACGAAATTCTCAAAAAGATTTTCCCCAGCAATGTCCATTTGTTGTTGGTGAACGATTAGGTTTCCAAAGATTTGTTGCTGGTAATGCTTCTATTGGTGAATTTGTTTCTGCCAGTGGTGTTCCAGTCATTAAAAGTATAGGAATGGACACAGATTATATTAAAATAGAATTAAATTCAAGTGTTACAATGAACACTATTGGACTTCAACCGAGTGATTCAGTTCCTATTTTTGTTTATTCTCGGTCTGTAAATGATGCCCCAAGTTATGATGCAACTTATAATGTTAAAGATGTTAATTTAATTGTGGGTGAAGTTATTCCTTCTCCTGAAGTAGAATCACAAATGATGAGTGATTTAAAAGCAGGTGGAAAAATGGTTTATGATTTCATGTCTGTTAGAAATTACAAACATTCTCAATTATCAACTGATCGTGTAAATAATATCCGCATTCCTCTTCAAGAATCAAAAGCAAAAGCACTTTTATGTGTTCCAACTGATGCCACAGTTTATAATTCCAAAGAAGCAATTAATGCTTCAAATACTTATAAAATTAAGAAAACAGAAACCAGCACAGGAAATATTGATTTTTATTTAAGATCCAATCGTTCAGGTTTAGAAGGGATTAGTGATTTCATTAGCAATTATCAATTTTTATATAATGGTCGTCTCCAACCGAATCGTCGTGTTGCTTTAGGTAAAGTTTCAACTGGAGATTCTATAGATGCCCAACATTTAATTGAACTAGATAAAAGTTTAACTGCCTCAAAAATATTTGGACATTCTTTCCAACGATTTAATCAAAATTTTATTATTGGTCGTGCTTTAGCAATTGGTGAAGGAGTTTATGATGCAAGGAACAAAGATTTTGTTCTTCAGGTAGAATATAACGAAACAACTGCTCCAACCAAGAATAAATTATGGATGAATTTTTGTTTCCATATTAGAACCATTGAAATTGAGGCAAATGGTAATGTGAGAGTTATAGTTTAAAAAAAACATTAATATTTTATTTTATTTTATTTTTTTAATTTTATATATAATAAATATAAAATGAATAATCTTGAGGGTTCAAAAAGTTATATTTCCATTGCTCCAAGCAATCACCCAGCAAATGCCAAAATCAGTTACAAAGACGGCAATCCAGTAATTAATTTTGTTATTGGTGAACAAGAAAGATATTTAATTGGAGATAGTTTAAGAATTACTGGTGAAATCACAATTTATTCAGCACCTGATGGTGATGTTGGAACACCAGTTCAATTTGAACAAGCAGTTAATGTTTCTCCAAAATTAAGTACATACGGAATTCTTGATCAGGTTGTTTTAAGTTCTCAAAAATCTAAAAATGTTATAGAATCTGTTCGTCATTATGGACGATATTTAGCAAGTTTTCTTCCAGTTTTACATTCTAAAGAAGAAATGATGGGTCATTTAGGTGTTACGGCAAATATTATGCCGAATACTTATGCCAATCAAATCCAGTATGTAGCAAATGCCAATGGATCTTCGGCAACTGATCGTGAATATCGTGGTAATTCTTTTTGCCTTGCACTTCCAACAGGATTTCTTTCAGGTGGTTCTCAAATAGGTTTGAGTGGAAAAGGTTGGGGAGTTGGAGGTTTATCCGTAGATTTACATTTATCCAGTGATGCCCAGTTCCTTAATGCTTCAAGAACTTTATTTCCAAATGCTTTTTATCAATTAACAAATGTTAATTTAATTGCTGAATTAAGAAATCCAAGTGTTGATGAATTGTCAAGATTAGCAGGACAAACTTCTTCTGTAATGGAATATAATGCCATATCTTCATATTTCTCACAGATTGCCAGTTCCAATGCTGTTGTAAATTTCCGTTTAGGTTTGTCAAGGGTTCTTGGAGGTTTCATGACTTTTATTCCAAGTGAAATGTTAAATAATATTAAGTATGATAGTTTTCAAACAACTCCATTAATTAATGAATTATCTGCTGGTGAAATTGCCCCAATAAAACAAATTATTCTAACCAAAGGTGGAGAACGAATGCCTTTTATGTATAATCTAGATACGAATGTGAGAGATAATGCTAATAGTATTATTGCTGATCCACAGATTGTAAGAAATTACATTTCTGCTTTCGATAAATTTATGGAAGTTGATTCCACAATGCAAACTCCAATCACAAATAATCGTGAAGGTTTTTCTTCTATGAGCAATTTTGCTGATGCTGGACTTCAGTTTGGAATTGGTTTTTCATATAATGATCTTGGAACTGGTATTGATATGAGAACTGAAAACTTTGGATTACAGATGGACACTGGTCTAACTAGTGGATTATCTCATGCCGTTTTTCTTTTTGTAAGATCCAAACAAACTCTTGTAATGAATGCAAATGGTGTACAGGTAATCTCTTAAGTATAAAAAAAAACATTAATATTTTATTTTATTTTATTTTTTTAATTTTATATATAATAAATATAAAATGCCTGAATTTATGGATAAAGAACCTGAACCTGAAACTCGTGTCCCTAATCTTATGAAAGTTGGTGAAATCCCAGTTGATATGGAAGTTGATAATGACACCTCTGTACTTGACCCTGTAGTGAACACAAACACCTTTTGCCGATTTGTTTTAGATAATAAAGGTTTTCTTCATAGTGATTCTAAAATTACTCTTGGTGTTGATAAATCAGGAGAACAAACTTTTCCAGCAAATATTGGTGTTCATAGTTTAATTGAAAGATGTGCTTTAAAAATAGGAACTCATACGATTAGTGAAACTGATGATTTTAATCATTTGATGGCATATAAATCTATGTTTATTCCTCAAGATCGTAATGTTGAACGAGAAACTTATTTAAATTCACGAATTATGAATCACGAATTTCTTTATGTTAATGATAATACTGGTGATGATGCTGGGACGAGTGCCAGTCATGTTTCCATTGGAACTTATTTAAATTATGAACTTAACACTGCTGGTGATGCTGGTGATCTTGAATCTCAACCTGAAATCCGCACAGGAAACAAACCAGTTTTCCAAGTTTCTCTTGCTGATTTATTTCCAATGCTTCAAGATGTAAGTTTCCCACTTTATATGTGTGATGAACAGATTTCTATTGAAATACATTTCACTAGTGATACAACAAATCGTCGTTGTGTTTTTGATACAAATGAAACTGCAAATGCTTCATATCCTATTGATACAACTCAAACCAAATTAATTGCTGATTATATTTATTATCCAAATGATGAAATGGAGGCATATGCTAGACAGAATCCAAAAATAGAATATACTTTTAAAGATTATCGTCTTAATAAAAGGACTTTTACTCAAGCACAATTATTAACTGAACAGAATTTTGATATTGGTGGTGCTGGTCGTGTGTGTTCTAAAATTATAAGTGGTGTGGAACAGGTTACGGCAAATGGAGATACAGAATTAAGTGTTGGTTATAAATCTGTTGCTCCTGCTGTTTCCAATTTAAATAATGGACGATTTATCACTAATTGTTTATATAACGATCAACGATTATATCCTATAGACAGGTCAAATGGTGCTGTTCATTTTAATGATGTTGCAAGAGCAGAGGGTGTTCCTCCTCATGTTCTCCGCCAAGAATATAATAAAGAAGGAGTGATGCTTCCTCAAGATTTTACTTATATGGGAAGAGAACCATCTTCTAGTACAGAAGGATTTAATGGATTTGCTCACTGGATTGTTTATGCTTTGAATCGTAATGAACGAATTAATTCTAATGGAATTCGTCTTCAAACAAGATACACGAAATCTCTTGCTGGTTCTTTTATTCATAGGTCTTATCTTGAATTAATTAAAAGTGCCACTTTAGAAAATGGACGATTCCGCACCCAGTATGCTTAAATTAAAAAATAAATATATCGAATAATTAAATGACTTATTATGAAAAAAATAAAGAATTAATTTTATTGAAAAATCAAAAAAAAAAGGAAGAATTAAAAAAATTAAATAAAGAATGTAAAGTCAAAAATTATCCAGGAAGAGCAGGTTATAAATGGAAAGGTGAAAAAATAAAAACAATGAAAATTTCAAGTGGACGATTTATTGTTAGTTTTAATTAAAAAAAATATATATTATTATAATAAATGAGTGAAATAAATCCTTTTGATGATATTGATATGATTTGTGAATTCATTAGTTGCAGATTATCTTTTGATAATAAATCACAATTAGAACAATTTATTAAAGAATTAAATGAAAGAATCAGGGACACATTTGATCCTGATTATTCCAGTGAAAGTTCTGTTTCAAGTGAAGAATATGATGAAACAGAAGTTATTAAAGAAAAAGTTAAAGTAAAAAAAGATAAAGATGATTTTTATGAAATTATAGTTGATTAATTATTGAATTAATTTAAAAGAATCATATCTTTTGGAAGTTCCATTTTCCAACAAATATAACAACAATAATAAGATAATTTATTATAAGTTATTTTTTCTCCATTAATCCATTTATAAAAAAACATTTTTTTTGTTGGAAAAATAACTTGCAATTCATCACCAAATATTTTTTTCATATATTTAGTTTGGAGTGATAATGTTGGAAGAATACAAATAAATGGTTTATTAAGTTCCTTCAATCTTTGAAGAACTTTTCTTTTAATTGAAAAAGGAGGATTTGTAATAATTACTTCACCATAATTTTGTTCAAAAAAATTCCCTGTATTACTAATGACTTCTTGACAAATATCATTTAGATATTCAACACCTTCAAATTGTCCATTACTAAATGATTCCCAAACGATTTTATCTTTTGGAATATATTGTTCAATTATTTCCCAATCTTTTTTAAATGTATAAAACTCATCATCACAAGTTTTTCCTTGACTCGTATTTCCAAAGAGTGCCATTTTATTAATATGAAATATTTTATTTATTCAATTATATTTTTGTTGTCTTCACTATATTATTATATATTAAATAATCTTTAAGTATTGAATTAATTTTAATATATGTGCGGAAAAATCCCAGGCAAAAGTTCTTAAAA